GGGGGCGGGGGTGGGGGCGTCGGCGACCGGGGCGGGCGACGGCGCCTTGGCGACGGGGAAGCGGCCGGACGGGCTGGCCTGGGCGGCGCCCTCGATCGGCGCGGGCTTGACCTGCAGCGGCGCCTCGTCGCGCCCGCCGCCCATCAGGAACTCCTGCTGGGTGAGCAGCTGGCCGTTGGGTCCGAGGTGCATCTGGCTCGCCGGTGCCGGGAGCTTGGCCAGCTTGGTGCTGATCGCCGCGCGGACGAGCATGCAGCCGCGCTCCTCGTCGGGCTCGATCTCGACCTCGCACAGGACCTTGCACTTCTTCATGGTGACCTGGGCGCGGTCGATGGCCTGATGCACGGCGCGGGCGAAGTCGGCGTCGGCCGCGCCCTTCCCGATCTTGGAAAGGACCTCGCTTGCGCGGTTGGCCTCGTGGAACTTGGTGGACATGGTTTTAGCTCTCCTGGGTGGCCGTTGATTCGGCCGGGGTGGTGATGTCTTCGACGTGGATCAGGGTGCAGGGCTGGCCGGTAGGCGAGGCGCTGACGACGCCCTGCTCGTAGGTGATCGAGGCCATTCCGTCGCGGTCATCGACCAGCAACCCGGCGTCGACCAGGCCGTCGATGCACGCCTTCATTCCGCCGATCAGGTTGGCGATGTCGCGGCAGCGCTGCTTGCGGTAGGCGATGATGTGCAGCCGGCGCGGTCCGGTGGCCTTCTGGATCGCCAGCAGGATCATCTGCGAGGCGGCCATCATGCGCCAGTTGGCGCGCGTGGTCTTGGTGTGGCCGGCACGGGCGCGCCAGGTGCGACCGCCGAGGTTGTTCTGGCTCGGGGCTTCTAGGGGGATGCGCAGGACGGTCATAGCAGGATGGTGATCAGGCGGACGGTCTTGCCGGTGACGGGGCACTTGATCTTGCCGGCCTCGGTCAGCAGGCCCTCGTCGCGCAGGTGGGTGATGATCGGGCGCACCGCGTTCATGTCCTGAAAGCGCAGCGCGGTGGCGAGCTCTCGGTCGGTCAGCGCCACGGTGGAGCCGCGGTAGACATCGAAGACGGCGCGCTGGCGGTCGGTCAGGTCCAGCGTGGCGAAGGACGCCAGGCTGTTGCCGTGCAAGGTGTGGCTGGCGTGCTCGCCCATGGGTCAGCCCTTCACCAGCTTGGCCAGGTCGCCCGCGATCGCGGGGTCTTCCAGGTAGGTGGCCAGAGCGTTGATCAGGGCGGGCTGTTCACTCGCCTTGGCCACGAGACGACCGGCGACCAGTTCGCCGCGCATCCAGTCGAGGTACAGCAGGCCGGCGTCGGTCTCGGCGACTTTGTCGATGGGCTGGTTGAAGTGCTTGCCGAACGGGATGCGATGGGCCGCGGCGGCGCGGAAGGCGTCGGTACTCATGCCGCCCTCTTGCTGCTCTTGTCCTGCGTCAAAGGCGGCGAGGACAGCTTCTCGGTGATGCGCGCAGCGATGACCGCCTCGGCCGCGTCGGGCAGGTTTCCGACCTTGATGGTCAGGGCGTCGGCCTGGGCCAGGTCGGTGGCCTTGATGCCGGCGGCCTCCAGCTCGGCGAGCGCGGCCGGGATGTCGACCACGCTGCGGGTGGCGCGCGGCGTGCCCAGCTTCCAACCGGGGACGTTGTTGCCGGCCAGCAGGTGCGCCTTGCCCAGCTCCTTGCCGGTATCGGCGAACTTCTCGGCCAGCTTGGCGGCGTCGATCAGGTCGGCGAAGCCGGGACCGTCGAGCGGCGCGCAGGTGGAGAGGGCTTCCTGGGCATCCATGATGTACCTCGTCGCTTCGGGGCAGCGGTGCAGGGCTTTGCAGTAGACGCACTGGCTGTAGCCGGCGTGCAGCTGCGGGGTGGCAGAGCGGGAGCGATTGAGGACGGCGACGGTCCAGGCGCGGTTGGCGCGCAGGGTGTCGGCGTCGTAGGTGGCGCCGGTGCGGCGGTGTTCCTTGGGGGCGCGCGGCTGCACCAGCCAGACCAGGACCTCCTTGGCGTTGAAGGTCTCGGCCGCGGCGGCGGCGTAGGCCTGGGTCTGGTCGTGGTCGTCGGCTTCGCCCTGGTCGATGAATCCCAGCTTCCAGTCGATGACGATCGCCAGCTCGCCGGGGATCACGAGGACCAGGTCGGCGGTGCCCTTGCGCTGGAAGCCGAGGGCGGCCATGTCCAGCGGGTGCTCGGTCAGGACGTTGTCGACCTCGATGCCGTGCTTGGCGATCAGGTCGCGGGCGAACTCCAGGCAGGACTGGATGCAACGGACCGTCCAGGCGTCGACGCCAGCCTCGGCCGCTTCGTTGCAGGCCAGGGCGATGGTGTCGCCCCAGGCGGCGCCGTGCTCGCCGGTGTCCTGCGCCATCTTCCAGCCCTCGATCGCCTTGGCGATGCGGTCGTGGCCATCGGTCCCCAGGTCGGCCAGGTCCGACGCCGGCGGCTCGCCGTCGAGCATCAGGACATGGGCCTGCATCAGGGGCGCGCCCTCGCAGGCGGCGAGCTGCGACAGGGCCGAGGGGCGGCGGAACTTCTCGGCCTGCTGCTGAAGGGTGGCGCTGATCACGGCAGGGCCTGCGCTTCCGCGCGTGCGGCCTCGACATCCTTGGACCACTGCTCGGCCTCGGCCAGGATCTGGCGGCAGGTGCGACCGCTCTGGCCGTACTCGGCGTCCAGATTCATCTTTGATCCATCGCCGAACTGACGACGCGCACGGAACAGGTTGTCCGATGCGTTAGCCGATTCGCTGGCGAGCGCTCCCAGGATGACCTTCTTGGTTGCAGGGCTCACCGCTGCCTCGCCGTCGCCAGTTGCTCCTGCATTTCGATGTGAGCCCCGGCGACAGTTGCCCCGGCCTCGATCGCGCGCTTGACCGCGGCGCGGTCGATCGTGCGCAGCTCCTGGCCGCCGACATAAGCCGGCACCAGCTTGGGGTCGTCGATGACCAGGACCGGCACGTTGCGGACTTGGACGGCGGACGGCTTGGCCGGCTCGACCACGGCGACCGGGGACGGTGCGGGCGTGGCGGGCAGCTCGATCTTGGGCGCCGGCGCGACCTCCACGGGCTTGGCCTCGACCGGCTGGCCCAGGATCTCGGCCAGCTCGGCGGCTTCCTGCTTGGCCTTCGCCTCTGCGGCGGCGACCTCCTGGCGGTGCTTCTCGTCGGCCTCGGCCTGAAGCCGGGCGCGCTCCTTCTCGGCCGCCTCCCGCTCCAGCCGCGCCTTCTCCTCGGCCTCGCGCCGGATGGCGTCGGCCTTCGCCTTCTCTGCCGCCTCGTACTTGGCGACCTTTCCCTGCATCGCCTTCTTGGCCAGGTCCAGGGGATCGGCGAGGCTGGCGACCACGCCGTCGATGGCCTTGCCCAGCTCGGTGATCGGCTTCTTCAGCTTCACCCGCGCCGCCTCCAGGTCCTTCAGGGCCTGGTGCGACTCCAGCAGCATGCGCGTGCCGGCCTCGTGGGTCGCGGCGTCGACCACGTCCAGGTGCTTGATGGCGATGGCCAGCGTCTGCGCCTTGTTGCCCAGCTCGTCGGGGACGACCTGCAGCGGGGCGGCGATCTGGTGCGAGACGGTCAGGGCGGGGGCGGTCACTTGCCACCGTCCTTCTGCGCGTTCTCGACCTCGATCAGGAAGGCCTCGCGGTCGTCTTCGCCGGCGCCGGCCAGGTCGGCGATCTGGCCCAGGTTCCAGGCGGCGCGGATGGCCTTGGCCTTGGCACGGCACTCGCCGGGGCCGTTCCACAGGCCCTGGTAGGCCTTGATGCAGGCGTCGACGCTGGTGTCGCGCTTGACCGGCGCGGTGTCCTTGGCCTGGGCGTCGGCGACGTGCTCGCCCAAGGTCTTGGTCTCGGCCGACTGCCCCGCGGCGGGATCCGTGCTGCCAGCGGCCGGAGCCGCCCCGGTGTCCGTTCCGGTTTCGACAGGCGCAGGATCAACCGCCGCGGGGGCCGTGGTCGTTTCGATGATGCGGGCCTTGGCCGGGCGCGGCTCGCTGCGGACGGTGGCCTCGACCTCGCGCGGCTCCACGTCTTCCATTTCCTCGCGGCTGTGGAAGCCGGCCAGAGCATCGCCGAAGGCGCCACGCAGGGCGAAGGCGCGGGCGCGCATCATCATCATCCGCTGGGGCTGGGCGCTCCACGGGCCCTGCTTGCCCCACAGCCCGGCCTTCTTCGCGTCGGCCACGCTGAAGGTCTCGGTCTTGGGCTTCCGGCCCTTGCGCATCACGGTGCAGTGGGCGGTGAAGTCGTCGTCGTACTTCTTGCCGGTCCACTCCTCGACGAAGTCCTCCCAGGCCGGGTGGTTCTGGCAGACGGCCAGCAGCGCATCGCCGAACAGCGAGGGCCGGCCGTTCACCACGGCGATGCCATGAATCGCGGTGAAGGGGTCGAGGCCAAGGCGCGCGCCCATGGCGACCGCGACCACGATGGCGGCCGGACCCTTGCAGTCCTTGGGGCCGAAGCCGCTGTCGATGATCACCTTGCCGGCGGCGAGCGCTTCTGGCAGGGCGGCGGTGATGCCGCCCATCCAGGCGGGCAGGGTGTGGCCGGTCGGGGAGACGACGGACAGAGCGGTGGAAGGGGATGCGGATGCGGTCACGGGAACCTCGTTGGTTGGGGTGGCGGACACCTGCCGGCGTCCTCTGACACTGAACCCCAGGGCGGCGGACCGACCTGGGGGGCGTGGTTGCTTGTGGGGCGAGGCTTCCGGCCTCGGCGCGTCGGCTCATCGCCTCCCCCGTTCCCCTGCCCCGCGGACGCGCGACTGGGTTGGGTGGTGGCGTTCAGCGACCGCGCGGGCTGACCATCGGCGCAAGGGCCATGGCGATCAGCGAGCCGATCATGCCGCGCATGCCGAAGCGGCGCGCGGGCGGTACGAGTTCGCGCTGTGGTTCGAGACGGCGCGCGATCTGCCGCGGCGCCACGGGCGCGACCGGCTCGGCCTTGGCGAAGATTTCCGGGTGACGGTCGCGCAGGTTGCGGCCCAGGTCGGCGGCGCCGTCGCCGTGGTGGTTGAAGCGCGGACGCGAGGCGTCGGCGTGCTGGCGGATGGCGCGCTTCTCGGCGCGGGCAGTGCGGTGCTGCAGAGGGGTCAGGGTGGGCATGGGGTTCTCGTGGTGGGTCAGTTGGCGAGGTAGGCGGCGCCGAAGGCGGCAGAACCGCAGGCGATCAACTCGGCGAGGCCGATGCCCAGCAGGGCGGCGATGGCCAGGCCGACGACCAGGGCCAGGTCGTGCGCGCCGGTCTCGATCTCGGCGCCGCTGCGGCCTTGGCCGCCCTTGATTCCAGGCATGCTCGGCTTGCTGGTCACGGTGATCCGACGGACGGGGCGCAGCTCGACCTGGTCGTCGCCGATGATGTCGCCGGGCACCAACCGCGGGGCGAGGCGGGCGACCTGCGCGAAGCGCTCGGCCTCGCTCGTGGTCAGCTCGCGGCCCAGCTTCTCCTCGACGAAGGCGATGGCCTGGCGGCGCTCGTCGAGCGGCAGGTGCTGCTCGCTGGCCTTGCGAAGTTTGTCGGCGTTCACGAAAGGGATCAGGCGCATGGTGCTTCCTCGGTTTCGGGTTCGTCGAGCGGGACGCCGCACCTGGGGCAACCCCCACAGAGCCCATCACTGCACGAGAGGGCGCGCTCGCGGCGCGGCCGGTGGTAGGCGCGCAGCTCGGCGGCAGTCAGCACGTCCTCGGGGGCCAGGTCGTCGCGGCTCAAGCGGCACCGACCTTGCGGCGCTGCTGCCGGCGGACCTTGGCGCCCAGGCGTGCGAGGGCGGCCAGCGTGTGGTCGAAGCCCAGGCCGGCCGGGCGCGGTACGATGACGATCTCGACGGGCAGGCGCTTGGGGGCCATTAGGCGGCCCGCCCGCGGTAGAGGGCCAGCAGCAGGGCGTCGGCCTTCATGCCGACCGCCTTGGCCAGGCTGTTGACGTCCGACTGCTTGCGGGGGATCGATTGGCCGGTCAGCCAGCGATGCACGGAGCTGACTCCGCGATCGGCGGCGGCGGCGATCTCCTCGTAGGTCTTTCCGCGCAGGTCGACCAGCGGCTTGTGAATGTCTTGCTTGCGCATGCTCCCAAATATTGGGAAACAAGTCTACAGCGCAAGATCATATTTCCCAAATAGCAGGAACTGAACCTAAAACAGCTTCATTTGCAAATCTATTTCCCGATAGTTGGGAATATGGCGCACCTCTCCTTCCCCCTTTGCCCGGAACTTTTCGACCGCATCGAGGCGTTGCGGAAGTCAAAAAAGATTACGTATGAGCTTATGGCCGAACAACTTGGGATCGGCCTAAACACAGTTGGCCAACGTCTGCGGTCGAAGAACCTGCCCAGCTACCTGGACCAGTTCGCCGAGGTCCTGGGAACCACGGCCGCGGCCCTGCGCGGCGACAGTGTGTCAAACAAGTCAGAGCTGGCCTACGCTGGCCAGGTGACTGCCGGCGGCGGCTACGTCACGGAGAGCCAGGACGCGGACGACTGGAAGCCGGTCCCGTTGCGCCCAGGTTGGCGGCTGGTGAAGATCGAGGGCGACAGCGGCCTGCCGATCGTCTGGCCTGGGCAGTCGGTGATCGTCGACACCGATGGCGCGCGCACTCCTCCCAAGCACAACCGGATCGTGGTGGTGCAAACGAAGGACGGCCGCGCCTTCTGCAAACGGTGGTGCGATGCTGGCGACGGGCATATCGTCCTGGCTTCGCTGAACACCGGGGCGGACTCTGTTGCCATCCATACCGATGATGTGGCAAGCGTGGCCGTGGTCGTTGGGACGCTCTACACCGACAGCGTGGCACGATGAGCCGCGCCCTGATCATCATGGCGGCGCTCTGCTGCGCTGGCTGCTTCGGTCCGTTTCGCGTGACCGGAGGCCCTGACGACGGATCGCCGAAGTTGTGGCCCGGCGAGCTTGAGGCGGCGCGCGTCATCGTGCTGCGCTCGGCCGACGACCAGGCCAAGGGGTCCGATCCGGTCGCAGTTGCTGCCGCGGTGGCGGTGCGGCAGGCTGCTGACCAGCTGGAGCGCGCGTCCATCATCTGGCGCGACGAGACCCTGCCGAACAGCTACGGGAACGGGGCCGACCTGCAGCGCAACGATCGGGACCGGCGCAGCTGGATGGAGCGGAGGCGCGAGGAGCTGGAGCGCGAAGCGGCGCAACGGATTGCCAGCCAGCGGGGCCAGCCATGAAGGCGCTGTGGTTCGTTGGCATGATCGTAGCCCTATCGGTGGCGATCGCGGCCGGGCAGCACGGCGGCGTTGTCGGCTGGCTGATCTGCGCCCTGGCGGTCTTCGCCTTCATGGTCGCCGGCGGATACATGATGGGCAGCAAGTGACCGACCTACCCTGGGCGATCTACACCCGCGTCAGCACCGACGACCAGGCGAAGAAGGGCATCAGCCTGGACGCGCAGTTGGAGAGCTGCCGCTGCTACGCCAAGGCGCGCGGCTGGACGGTAGGCAAGGAGTGCATCGAGCCCGGCATCACCGGCAGCACCATGAAGCGGCCGGCGCTGCAGGACCTGCTGGCCGAGGTCAAGGCGGGCAAGCTGGGCGGGGTGATCGTCTGGAAGCTGGAGCGCCTGTCCCGCATCATGGACGACGTGAAGGCCATGCACCGGCTGCTCGCCGAGGCGAATACCGACCTGTGCAGCGTCACGGAGAACATCGACACCACGACGCCCAGCGGCCGGCTGTTCTTCCATATGCTGGCGAGCTTCAACGAGTACGACCGCGACAACATCCGCGAGCGCATCAAGGCAGCAATGACGCACCTGCGCGCGCAGGGCTTCTGGACCGGCGGCCATGTCCCGCCCGGCTGCCAGCTGGTCGCCGCCGGCGAGCGGCGGAAGCTGGTCGAGGATCCGGCGGTGGCTCCGCTGGTGCGCCCGCTGTGGTCGTGGATCCTGGGCGGCGATGGGCTCAACGTCTCGGCCCGCCGTCTGCAGGACGCCGGGGTGCCGGCGCCGGGCTACGTCGGCAAGGCATCGCGCCGCGGCTGGACCCCGGCCCAGGCCTGGAACCTTGTCAGGTCGCCCCAGGTGACGGGCATCCTGGTCGATGCCGCCACCCAGGCGTCCGCCATTCAGGCGCTGGCGGGCCGGAAGACGCCCGTCCGGCGAGGATCGACACCCAAGCCGGGCGCAAGGGCCAGCGTCGCCTCGATCGTGGCTGGGTTGCTCCGCTGCCCCATGTGCGGCAGCTCGATGGTGCAGGCCACGGTCAAACAGAAGTACCGGTATTTCCGATGCTGCCTGGCTAACAAGAACCGCAGCCTGTGCCGGCAGAAGGATCCGCGGGTGGAGTTGGTCGAGGCGGCGGTGGTAGACGCCCTGGAGGAGGCGATCAACGGCGGGCGCTACCGGGACAGCCTGCTGGCGGCCAAGCACGTCTCGATCGGCCAGGTGCAGGAGGCGCGGCAGGCCAAGGGACGGCTGACGGTCGCGCGGGAACAGCTTGCCGGACGCATCGCCCACCTGGCGCGCACCGGGCAGGTCGGGACCGCCGGCTTCAACGCTGCCCTGGAAGCCCTCGGCGAGGATGCCAAGGCCATCGACCGCCGGCTGGCCGAGGCCGAGGCGATCCTGGCGGTGCGGGGCGTCGATGCCGACAACATCGAGCTGGCGCTGGACACGATCGGCCGGGCCTTGGTCCGCTTCCAGGCGGCCGACTGCTCGCCCGTGGAACGGGCCGCGATCCTGCGCGAGTGGATCCAGAAGGTCGAGGTCCACCCCGACCGGGTGCGCCTGTTCATGTGGGGAATGCCGGAAAACAAAGAACCCCAGCCTTTCGGCCGGGGGTTTGCACCGGAAACCGGTCTTGGTACTCCCAAGCGAACGGGATGCAAACCGGTACTGGTGGAAATCCCACGGGGTTCCCCGGCGAATGTACTGCGCTAGGATGGTGCCGTGCCCTACAAGAACGGCAAGCCGACGCCCAGCCAGTTCAAGCCCGGGAACCGGGCCGGGAAGGGGTCGCCGCGCCCGCCTGGCCGCAAGGCTGGCCTGACGCCCCAGATGGAGCGCTTCGCCCGCGAGTACGTCGTGGACCTGGATGTCGGGGCGGCGGTGCTGCGGGCTGGCTACTCGGCCAAGGACGGGAAGGTGGCGGCGACGAAGGGCAGCCACCTGCTGCGCCGGCCGGACGTGGCCCGGCTGGTCGCCGAGCTGAAGGCCAAGCAGGCCGAGCGCCTGGATGTCAAGGCCGACGACGTGCTGCGCGAGCTGCTACGCCTGGCCCGGGTCGACATCGGCGAGGCCTTCGACGACGACGGGAAGCTGAAGGCGATCAAGGACATCCCGGCCGACGTGCGCCGGGCTATCTCGGCGGTCGAGGTCGACGAGCTGTTCGAGGGCCAGGGCGAAGACCGCGAGCAAGTCGGGTTCACCCGCAAGGTGAAGTTCTGGGACAAGACCCGCGCGCTGGAGCTGCTGGGGAAGCATCTGAAGCTCTGGGTCGAGCGGATCGAGGTAAAGGACGTTACCGACCGCGCCGCGGCGCTGGCGAAGGCGTTGGCTCGGGCGCAGGGAGCTGCCGGTACCACGCCCAAGGATGTTGCGGCATCGCCTGCCTGAGTTTGGCGGCATCCTCGGGCGTCAGGTCCTTGCCGAAGAACAGCTCGGCCAGCTCAAGGCGTAGGCCGCGCTCCTGGGCCGCCTGGTAGACCTGCCGCATGATCACCGGGTTGGGGAACTCTCCGTCCCGTCCGCCGGCGGCTACCGGCCGCGCCCACTCCTGCACGTTCTGATAGGCGCGGCCGATGGCAGCCGCAAGGGGGCGGGTGCCACGGAAGGCGATGATGGCGACATGGACCGGGGGAAGGTGCATGGAACCATGGATTAGCACGGGCGGTGTGGAGGGAACCCTAGGCTGTCAGACCTCGTAAGTGACGGTCAGAATAAGCGCTGTCGTGTTGGAGCAGTCCGTGTCTGCCACCGCTGCCAGGGAACCGGCCGACATCTTGAACACGTCGACGGCCTGCGATCCGGCCTGAACTAGCACAACAGGCGGGGTTGTGATCCCGGCTGCCATGTTGTTGACCAATAGGCTTCCCGTCTGATTGAACCCACCGACGTTTTTCGCAACAAAGGGAAGTCCGGCTATCGTCAGCGCCCCAACGCTCGACCCCTTGCTGGTGAGCGGGATGTTGCACTGCGCTATTATCCTATTCTTGCAGCGTGTGTACGTTCCACGCCGAGCGCCACCGTATGTCACGCCTACGCTGGCTCCGCCAAACTTTACAACCGGAGTCCACAACATGGTGGATTCGTCTCGGTCGTGCTTTTCAATGGTTCCATGGCCATCTGTCAAGTTTATCGTGTGGCCACTTGTCACGGAAGCGTACCACAGTTCTCCCTGATAAAAATTTCCAGTTACGATGTTGGCGAAATCATCGGTAAACCTAGCGCGGAAGTTACTAAGTGCGGCCCCGGCTGTAATTCCGTCAATGCCGAATATGCCAGGAACAGCGGACTTCAATTCAACGTCCCAATTCCAACAGTTGCCGATCAGCTTAATGAGTCCCAACGGCGTACCGGACGATGGTTCAATGAGCCCGTTCACTATTTTAAGCCCATTCACGAACGCGGCAACGATGCCCACCCTGTTGAGTGGCGCCCCAAAATACGGGTTATTCATCAGTACTAAACCAGGCGAACGCATCACGATGCAGTCGTATGTAATGCCTAAAAACTCACAGTTGTCGAATTGATTGAGCTGGAGCGTAGCGCCGCCCGGCGTTGCTTCAGCATAGTCTGGGGAAATGACCGCCGGGTATGCGCTTGCGCCGTCCATCAACTCCGATGTGTCGGCGGTGAACTTGCAATCGCTGTAGTGGTGATGTTCGCCACGTTTGTTGACCATGGCGATTGATCCAAGTCCACTATTAGCCGCTGGGGCGGTAGCCAGACCGATGTTCACACGATCCAGCTTGACCTCCTGGCAGTAGCTATTTGAAGCGGTACGCTGGAATAGCATCCCTATGGTGCTTGGATTGGCTACTCCGGAAGCGATGCCGAAGTTTTTCCCGTAAAAGAACGAACAGCCAGACATATCCAACAGGATGCCGCCCGTGTCTCCGACCAGTATAGATCCACGCATGTTTGCTGGCGTGTTTGCGTTTCCGGCACCCTGGCCCGTGAAGCATATATATATATACCCGGAGGTCGTGTTTTGAACCTTGAGGCGGGATGCACAGCGGTAACGCCCAAATGGGAAGAATACGGTTCCTCCGCCTGCTGCCTTACAGGCGTTTATGGCCGACTGTATGGCCGCACTGTCGTCAACCACTCCATCGCCAACCGCGCCATAGGCAGGATCTTTTACATTGAAGACTCCGACGCTGATGTCGTTCCACGGTCCCATCGCCGCGCGCCCATCCGCCAATGACGCAGCGGCGACGACGGCTTGCATCGCCGAACTGATGACGCCGCTTGCCGGCATGGCGCCAGCGATCGGGTCGCCGTCAGCATCGAATGCGAACCCCATAAGGGCACGCAGCTCCTTGGTTGGCAGCTTGAATGTATCGCCGCCGGCCTCGGAATCGGGTATGCGCACCGATCGGTTGAGCTGGTCCTGCAGCTGCTGGCTGATCATCACCAGGCGATCGAGGGCGCGTTCCTGTACCTCGGCGAGATAAGCGCCCTGGTTGCGGAGGTCGGTTGCCTGCAGCAGGTCCAACTCGCGGTAGGCGGCCAGCTCGGTGTCGGCGGGAAGGACGCCGGCCAGCAGGGTGAAGGTGCCGCCGTTATAGCCGCCGGCGCCGGTGACGGTGTAGTCGGTGGTCAGGGCCAGCAGCGTCTCGGCTCCGGTGCTGGTGTTGCGCTTGACCAGGACCAGGTCGGCAGCGTCGAAAATGCGGAAGTTGTACGAGTAGGTGGCGAGCGAGCCGTCGCCGATGTAAGTCTGTCGGGCGGTCGTGCTGCTGACGGTCATGGCGAAACCCCAGCGGGCAGGCTACCCGCGGTAGGTCCCGGCATGAAGACACCCCCTCGGGTGCCGCTACCGCTTGGGCGGCGGGCCGAAGACGATGGGCCGCAGGTCGATCGATGGGTCGTCCATCCAGTCGAGGAAGCCGGTTCCGGTCGCCCAGACCTGGCCGGCCGGCATGGCCAGGGTGCCCAGGATGGCGTCGTTGGCGGCGCGCAGCAGGTTCTTGTCCAGCTCGCCCTGGCCGATCTGCACCAGCAGGTCGGAGTAGGCGCCTAAGGTCTTGGTCGTTGCCGGACCCTGGTAGCTGAATCCCTGGATCGAGCCGGACAGTTCGCGCACGCCGATCATCGTGCCCATGATGGTGGACAGCAGCTCGATGCCGTAGCGCTTCAGGTACGGATCCCTCTCGCGCTCTGGCGTTCCCTTGAGGAGTTCGCGCAGCGCCAGCGTCATGGCCGCCGGCAGGGCGGCGGTCAGCATGAAGCCGGTGAAGCCCTGGACGAAGGCGCCGGCCTTGTCGCCGGAACGGTAGCGGGCCGCGGTCCCGCCGGCCACGTCGTGCAGCTGGTTGAACAGCATGGCGCCGTAGGTGAAGGCGCCGGTGAATGCCTGGCCATAGGCGTCGCGCTGGACGCCGGACAGGTCTTTGATCTGGCCGCCGCTCTGGGTGTCGAGGACGACCTGGTCCGCCTGGGCGATGGCGTCGGCTTCGCTGGCGCCGCCCTCGATCGCCTGGGCGTAGCCGGCCAGCCAGGTGGCGGTGTCGACCACGGTCTGCATCTTCTGGATCATCCAGAAGCCGTACCGGGTGGCGCCTTCTTGGAACTGGCTGAAGCGGTCGCGTTTGATGCCGCCCATGACCTCGGTGATGTCCTGGGTCTGCGTCCGCATGCGGTTGGCCAGCATCTTCGACTTGCTCATGGCGAGCTGGAAGCTGCTGTCGAATCCGGCCGGGGTGTCGAACAACTGGCGCATCGCGTAGGCCATGCGGCCGACGCCGACCCGCTGCGCGCCGTTGATGAAGCCTGTGAACTGCAAGGCGGCGGTCATCGGGCGGAAGCCCATGGCGGCCATGCTGAAGCCGCGCCGCAACCAGCCCATCATCTTAGCGGCGCCGGTCGCCGGCCGTCCGCCGGTGGCGATGTCGCCCAACCAGGTCTTCAGTTGGGCGGTGGTGCGCGTGCCCATGTGGCGGTCGATGCTGTCGCCGGCGGTGGCCAGGATGCGGGCGGCGTCGTTCAGGGCCTCGCGGTGGGTCAGGTCGTGGATCACCTGGGTCAGGTGGCGGCCGATGGCGTTGGGGTCCAGGCTCAGGGGCTGGCCCAGGCCCATGGCGGCGCGCGCCTTGGTGTGCCCGTGCTTGGTCACGGCCCGGCCGAAGGCCTGCGCCGCCATCTGCGCGGCCCAGTCCTTGGCCTCGCCGTCGATGCGCGCGGTGGCGGCCTCCTTGTTGTTGATGATCGGGAAGTACCCGCCCTTGATCGTGCCGTGCTTGGTCGGGAACGGGGCGGCCTCGACCTTTTCCGGGGCCACGCCGGTGACGCGCTGCTCCAGCGCCTGGATCTCGGACCAGTAGCTGTCGATGTGCTCCCAGACGCCCTCGACCAGGTTCCAGTCGGCCGCGGTCAGGCTGTCGAGCACGGCCTGCACCTGGCCCTCGGTCAGGCGGTTGCCCTCCAGTAGGCGGGCGCGGTTGCCCTCGTTGCCCCAGTTCAAGGCCACCATGATACTTCCCATGCGCGTCAATCCGCCGCGGAAGCCAGCGAATGGGCGGCGGTCGTTGGGCTGCCAGTCTGTCTTGCCGATCGAGCTGTGCCAGGCGTCCCAGAGGGCGTCCTGCTTCTGCTTGGCGGCCCAGGCCAGAGTCGCCTCGTAGTCGGCCGCCTCGTTCATCGGGCGCATCAGGGCGGCGGTCCACTCGCCGCCGTCTTCCCATCCGTCCATTTCGCGCAGCAGGCTGGCGGCCTTGCGGTGCGCGGCCCAGAAGTCGGCGGCCTTCTCCATGGTCTTGCTGCCGCGTCCGTCCTCGGCGTCGGCCGGCTTCGGGTTCGGCTTGGTCCGCTCCAGGGTGGCGGCGAGGGTGCGCGCCAGGGCCAGCAGCTCGCGCTGCTTCTTCGCCTTCGACAGCTTGTTCTTGGTGTTCGCCAGGTGGTTGATGTGCGCCAGGCCATCGCGCAGGCCGATCAGGTCGGCGACCGGCGCCTTGCGCCAGTTGACCTTGCGCGCCTCATTGAGGAGCTGGGGCGGCAGGTTCACCGGGACGCCGGCGGCCTGTTGCTGGGCGACCCAAGCGTTCAGGGACTGGCGACGCTCGGCGTCCTTGGCGGTGCCACGCTTCAGGCTGTAGCGCTCGCGCAGGCCGTCGATCTGCTCCAGGTAGCCGCTGGTTCGCTCCCAGGTGGTGGTGCCCAGCTTGGCCGCAGCCTGGCGGGCGTCCTCCTCGGTCGGGAACTGGAACCGTGCGCCGTCCTTGGCGGTGACGGTCCACTCCCAGCCGCCGGCCTTCCCGACCCGCTCGCGGGTCTTCTGCTCGTCAAACTTCTTGGCGTACTCCAGGGCGCTGTCGATGTCCTTGCGCGCCTGGATGGCGGCGCGGTACAGCTCGTGGTTCAGCAGCTCGCGCTGCTTGGCGGCCAGGGCGCCGTCCCATTCCTGCTTGGCCAGGTGCTTCTGGACCTGCTCGCGGGCCTTGACCTCGGCGCGCAGGTAGAGGTGCGGCAGCACGTCGCCGGCGGGCGTCTCGGCGATGCGGGCCTCGGCGGCGGCGCGCATGACCTCGATCGGGGCGGACTTCTTGCCGACCTTCCTGGCCAGGGCCTGGACCTTGGCCTGGTGGACATCGGCGCGCTTCTCGCCGTGCAGCGCATCCATGGCCTTCTCGGCGATCGTGCCATCGGTCAGGATGTCGCCGAAGCGCTGGCGCATGCGGGCGTCGGTCTCGGCCTCGATCAGCTCCTTGCGCGGGCGCATGGTCAGCAGGCCCTGCAGTAGGTCGGCGCCGCTGTCGAAGCCGAACAGCTCGGCGGCCTGGTCCAGCGGGATGCCGCTGGTGCTGCTGCGCATCATCGCCAGGCGCTTCAGGTTGGCGTCCTGCTCCTCCTTGGAGGCGAAGCGGCTGGCCATGCGCTGGCGGATCTCGGCGGCGTCCAGCTTCACCGCCGGCATGCCCTCGCGTAGCGGTGCGCCACCGGGCAGGGTGCCGCGGCGCAGGACGCTCTCGGCGATGTAGACCGGCTGGGCGTTGACCTCTTCCTCGACCTCGGCCAGGACCTCGGCGCGCAGCTCCTGCCAGTGGGCTTCCTGCTCGCGGCGGATCTCGCGCATGGCCTGGGCCTGCAGGTCGTTCTGCGCCTGGGTGAAGGCCTCGGCGTCCGCCTTCACGATCTGGGCGGCCTGTTCCGGCGACAGGCCCATCTCGGCGGCGTGGGCGCTGAACCCGTCGTCGCCCATGCTCTTGGCTGCGGCGTCGATCTCCTCCTGGGTGGCGATCAGGCGGTCCATGACCCCGCGGACCTCGGGCGACAGCTCAACAGCCAAGCCCTTGACGGAGCGGTAGAGGCTGGCCATCCAGGCGGCGAAGCGGGCGAAGACGCCACGCAGCTCGGCGGTGGGCGCCTTGCCCTCCATGAGGTAGGCTTCCCAGCTGCGCGCCCAGGTCTCGTGCTGCTCGGTGGTGATACTGGCGTAGTCCGTCGCTCCGATGTAGGCCAGGGCCTGCGCCAGGTCGGCCTTGATCTGCGCCGGGGCGCCGGGGCGCGCGGCGAGGTCGGCCAGGACCTCCAGATACAGGTGGCCGGACTCGTGCAGGAAGGTCGACAGGTCGGCGGACTCGAACAGGCGGATCAGGGTCCGGCGCTCGTTGGGCTTGCCGCCGAAGGTGATGGACCCGCGCTTGCCGGCTGCCAGTTCGCGGCCTTGGTTCAGCGTCTGCCCATCCTGCGCGAACTCGACCGCGGCGCGGATGTCCTCGATGCGCTCCTGGTCCAGCGGCAGGCGGTTCAGCTCGGGGCCGACTTCCTGGGCCAGGGCGGCGGCTTGCTCCAGCTCGGCGAGGTCGCCGCGGCCGGCCTGGATGTAGGCGACCAGGTCGCGCAGGCGCAGGCCATCGGCGGCCAGCTTCTCCAGGCGGGGGTCGTCCTTGACCGGCGCGGCCTGACGGGCGGTGGTCGCGGCCGGGTCTGGGCGGCTGGCGCCGGCGTCCTCGATCAGGCTGGCCAGGGAGCCGCCGCGGGTGCGCAGGGCGAGGGCCAGCAGGTTGCCGCGGCGGGTCTGCTCGGGTGTCAGCTTGGCGGCGGTGGCGTCGGGCTTGAAGCCGAAGTCGGCGCCCAGGACGCGCATGGCGTCGCCATAGGTCAGGCCGCCAGGGGCGCGGGCCTGCTCCAGGGCGGCGGTGGCCTCGGTGATCAGGGCCTCGCCAGCCTCGCCAGCGGCGTCCTGGGCCAGTTGCTGGTCGGCCTGGCCCTGGGCGGCCGCGCGGGCGGCATCGCGCTCAGCGAGGGCGGCATCGGCCTTGGCGTAGGCCTGGGCCTTGAGCCGGGAGCGCATCGCGGCGAGGGTCTGATCGGCTGTCTGGAACGTCGGCTTGGCCAGGATGTCGGCCACGGAGCGGTTGATGCTGACGCCCCACTCCTGCCAGAGCTTGGCCGGGGTCAGGCGGGTGGGATCATCGGGCGCCTTGCCCTCGTTGAAGCGGGAGGCCTGGGTGCGGAAGACGCTGGCCATCTGCACGGCGTTGCGGCGGGCGGCGTCGGCGCTGTAGCCCTGGGCGGCCAGGTCCTGCTCGATCTCGCCCTGGATGGCGGCGGACTCCTCCTGGGCGGTGTTCTGGGCCTGCTCGCCGGGGGCGGCCGGTATGGTCGCCATGGCGGTCAGCTCGAACTCAGCCTCGCGCACGTTCATGGCCTGGGGGTCCAGGCGGATCTCCTTGGCCACGGCGTCGGCGATCTCCTTCTTGCGGGCGAGATAGAAGGCCAGGTCGGCGGTCTTGATCGCCAGCGGGGCGCCGGTGCGGGCGGCCTCGTCGTAGGCGCGGGCGGCCAGTTCCAGGCTGCGGGCGCGCTTGGGGTCGACTGGCTCGCCCACGACCAGCGGCGGGCCCCCGATCAACTCGATGGCGGCGGCGCGCGGGTCCATGCCGGCCTTGCGGGCGACCTCGTCCCAGCCCTCGCGGTCGATGTAGACCTGCTCGGCCTTGCCGGCGGTGATGGTCTGGAACAGGGTCTTGGCGCCGGCCTCGTAGTTCTGGGCGGTGGTGCTCTCGCTGGCGGCGTCGGTCAGGCGCTGGACCAGGGCCTGAGCCTGCAGGGCGGCCTCGATGCGTTGCACCTGGCCGCCGGTGTCGCCCTTGGCGGCCATCTGGGCGATGGCGCCGGGGAGGTTGAAGCCTGCGCCACCGGCAGCGCCAACCACGCCAGCGACGCCCAGGCGGGGCCACAGCTTGGCGCCGGTCAGGGCCTCGGGGTCGATGCCGCTGATGACCTCGTGCAGGGCGTGCGCCAGCTCGGTGACGCCTTCCTCGGTCGCTTCCAGGCCGGCCTGGGTCAGCAACCCGCCGGCAGCGGCAGCGAACCCGCCGGCGCTCTCTCGAGCTACGCCACGGGCGGCCAGGCGCTCGATGATCTTCTCGACGCCGGTGGGGCCGAAGGCGGCCGGCACCACGGTCTCGATGCCCCAGGATGCCAATCCGTTCGCCCAGCCGTTGTCCTGCCCGGCCAGGATGCCCTCGCGCAGGGCGAGGGGCTGGACGGCGATGGCGGTGGCGGCCATGCCGGCGAGCTTGCCGCCGCCCATCAGGGTCTTCAGGCGGCCCAGGGGTGCCAGGGCGCCGCCGGCGAGCATCAGCGGAGCGTCGGCCGCCAGTCCGCCCATTCCGCGGACGACATCGTTCCAGAATCCGGGATCGTTGGTGGCGCTGGCCCTGGCGATGCGGTCGAGCTGCCGCTTGGTCGCGTCGCTGTCCTGTCCGGTCAGGGACTGCACCAGGCGCAGGGCACTGCCGCCGGACTGGATGAAGCCGGCCTCAAAGGCGCCGCGGTCCTTGGCCTGGTCCGCCTCCATCTGGGCGGTGACATCGTCGACGATGCGGTTGGCGTCGTCCTGCTGCAGGCGGCGCAGCAGGGACAGCGGGGTGAACTCGTCGGCCAGGGTGCCGTCGTTGTAGGCCGGCCCGATGATCCGGCCGTTGGGCTGGAACTTGTAGTTGGGCGAGTCGGCGACGAGCTTCTCGACCGCGGCGAGGCGGCCGAGGTCGTCGCGGCTGACGGCAGCGTACTCGGGGGCCTGTTCCAGCCAGGACGCCACCAGGGGGGAGTCGCGGCGGAAGGCGGCCGGGTCGAAGCCCTGGCGCGCGGTCTCCTGCTCGACCTGGTCGAGGTTGCGGTCGATGAAGTCGGACGGCATGCCGATGCGGTCGCGCATCTTCAGGACGCGCGCCGAGCGGGCCGGGTCCTTGATCAGGCCCAGGCGGGTGGTTGCGGCGAGGCGGTCGCCGATGGCGCCCCCGCTGTCGATGAACGCGAAGGGGTCGGCCGCCGCTTCCGGCGCTCCGGTCTGCGGGCTGACGGTGCTGCCGGCGGCGTCGATGACGGCGAAGGGATCAGGCACGTTCAGCGCTCCTTCAGGATCTGGTCAAGCAGGGCGCGATCGCCCAGGAGGCGCGCGGCCATGACGCGCTGCACGCGGGCGTCGGTCGGGGTGCCGCCGTTCTGGCGGATTAGCTCGCGGATCGCCTGGGCCTTGCCTGGCTCGATCTGGTCGACGGGGACGTAGGCGTTGCCGCGGCGGTCCTTGGGCACGGTGGCGGCGACCATTTCCGGGTCGGTGCCCCATTCGTCCAGGCGTACCTTCTTCAGCATGACGGTGTCGGCCGCCTTGCGCACGTCCTCGATGTTGGGTTTGGTCCGCTTGTTGGTCGCGGCCAGGGCGTTGGCCTCCTGCTCGACCTCGCGCCGGAAGCCGATCGCCGCCTCGTTGGGCGTGGTCTTGCCGTCCTTGGTGACGTAGGGGCGCGGGTCGATGCCGAGCCCGGCCAGCGACTCGTTGACCACGTCCTCGCGGGAGGTCAGCCAGGCGGTGTCTCCCGCGGCGGTGCCGCCGTTGGTGGCCGCCTTGTTGATCTCCTTCTGGTAGCTGTCGAGCTTGTTCCAGTCGTCCTCGTTCATCTCCATCAGCAGGGGCCGGAGGTCGGTGCCGGCAAACTTGGTGCGCCCCTCGGGCGTGGACGCCTTGGCCTCGATCTCGTAGCGCTTGGCGGCCGAGACCTGCCAGGGCAGGGACTGGCCCTTGACCTCGGCGGCGGCTTCGCGCTTGGCCCAGGCCTCCAGCTGCTGGCGCTTCTTCGGGTCGATGCGGCCCAGGGCTTCCAGGTCGGACTGCCGGTTGATGCCCTCCAGGCCCAGCGGGCTGGCCTTGGCCTGGGTGTAGAGGTCGGCCATCAGGTTGGCGGCCTGCTCGTCGCGCATGCGCTCGCGCAGGCCCAGCATGGTGACGGCGCGCTGCTCGACCGCGGCGCGCAGCTCGGGGTCGGCAATCTTGGCCGCCTCGGCCATCGCCGTCTCGATGTTCGATTCAGGCCGGGCCATGATCCCGTCGACCAGGCGCTGCGACTCGCCGCGGGTGCTGGCTGCCTTGGTTGCCGCCTCAGCGCGCTTCAGGTCGGCGGGGTTCTTCAGCTGGCCGCGGTAGCCCTCCAGCCACTTCTGGGCGGCCAGGTGGTTGCCGTCGTCGGCCAGCGCCTCGATGGCGTCGGCGGTGAACTTGGAGCGCAGGGCCTGCTGGCGGGCGTCGCGCGCCTCCTGCGGTACGCCCTGGCTGCGGTCGTAGGTCTCCAGCGTCGCCTGGGCGTCCTGCAGGTCGGTCCAGGCCATCAGCTCGTCGTTGCGGTTGGCGATGCCCGACTGGAACATGGTCGAGGCGCGGGCGTCGGCCTTCTGCTGGGCGACGATCTCGCCCTGGGCGATGACGTGGCCGTCGACGGTCTCGCGCAGGCCGAGGCCCAGGCGCTGCGCATCGCCGCGGAAGGCGTCGCGCTGGGCGTCGTTGGCCAGCTTGGACTCGACCTCCGTGGTGGTGTCGGCAAACTCCTTCTCGATTTCGTTGGCGATGGCCAGGGCCTGCTCGCCCTTGGCCGCCTTCAGCCGGTTGCCGAGCTCCAGGCGCTTTGCGGCGAGCTGCGCCGCGGCGTCGTCCACCTTGGCGCGGTTGGCCCGGTCCCACTCCTGGCCTTCCATGCCGCGGATGATGCCGGCGGTGCGCTGGATGTCCTGGCCCAGACCGGCGCCGAAGGCGTCGGCGCTAACCTCCTGCTGCGGCGCCACGCGCAGGGCGGTGGTCTGGATGATGCGCTCGTTGGTGGCGATTCTCGGCATGGTCAGGTCCCCGCCTGCGTCGGGTTGCGGTAGCGGTAGTCCTGCGCCATTGCAGCAGTCTGTGCGGCGCCGGTGAGTAGGGAACCCGTCGCATTGAGGACGGCGCCTCGGTAGGCGTACTTCCCGGCCCGGCGGGACTCTGCCGCCTGGGCGCGGTAGCCCATCGCCTCGCGCCAGGCGTTGCCCTTGATGGTGCGAGCGTTGCGCACCGTGGAGCGCTCCAGGTCGGCAGCGGCGGCGTCGACCGTCTCGCTGTCCAGGGTGATGCCCTGGGCGGCGAAGCTGGAACGCTGCGAGCCCAGAATGCCGCGGGCCTGCTCCTGCTCGATGCCGACCGCCTCCTCACCACGGGCGATGGAGTCAACCGCCTGAGCCTCGAATAGCCTGGCGTTGTACTCGTTGGTGCGCCGGTTCTCTTTCCCGGCGGCGACCTGGCCGGCGAAGCTGACTCCGGTTCCAACGGCCATCAGTGCAGCGGTTGCGCCCATGGTCAGCCTCCGATCTTGCCGCGCGGGATGGCCGCGAGGATGGTCATGGGCAAGGGGTCGCGCTGGCGGACGAGTATCCGCCCCTTCTCGCCCCAGGTGCCCGCGGTGTTCTTGTCGAAGGTGCCGGTCCGCACGCGCGTCGCCTCGCCGTAGCCCTCGGCGGCGCGCTGCTTGATCTCGGACATGTTCTTGGTCAGCCAGGCGGCGGTCCCGTCGTCGTCGGTCTTGGGGCAGCCGGCCCAGCCGCCGCGCGTGTCCTGCACCAGCAGGGTGACGCCCTGCACGAGCTTCTGCTTGTCGATCAGGGTCTCGCTGTTGGGGTCCTCCCAGTCCAGGGTCTCCAGGTCGGCGAGGTAGGGCAGGCCGACGTGGACGATGCTGGCGGGCGTCTGCAGGGTGATCGTGCCGCTGGTGACGGTCAGCTGGGGATCGTCGAAGCCATTGGCGACCACGTTGCCATCGGCGAGGACGGCGACGCTCTTGCCTTCCAGGTGCGACAGGCCGGCGATCTCGTCGACCGCGCGCGACCAGGTGGCGGTGGCGATGTTCCGCTGGCTGGCCGGCACGTCGTGGGCTGGCTCGACCGTGACGTGGGTGGTGTCAGTGTAGGCGGTGACCAGGCAGGACAGCGCCACGCCGCCGATGGTCAGGACGTAGGCGTTGCCGACCTCGCCGGCGCTGAAGATGGCGGCCGAGGCGGTCAGGGTGATCGGCTCGGTGTAGGACCAGGTCGACAACGTGGACAGGGTCAGCGTCGTGGCGGTGGCGTTGGTCCCGTCGTAGGTGGCGCCGCAGTCCATGAAGAAGGCGTCGCGCGCCAGGCTGGCGATGCGGCGCGAGGCGAAGCGCTCGACGAAGCGGCGCGCGGTGCCGTTGATGGTGCGCTCGACCACGACATAAAGCGCGTCCTCGTCGCCCTCGGGAACGCTCTCGACATCGAGGAAGTCCCCATCGGTGTCGCACATGAACCAGCCCCAGACCTCGTGCTCCTTGACGTAGGTCAGGCCCAGCAGGGCGCCGTCGCTGCGAACAACCCAGAGCACGCTGTGCGGGTTCTCCTGGTAGGCCCAGGCGACGATGGTGTAGCCGTCGAACAGGTGCTGGGCGAAGATGGTCAGGTCGCGGCCCTTCTGGCCCTGTACCAGGTCGAGCTGCAGGTCGCGGATAATGGTCCCGCGCGCCTGGACGTAGAGGAGGCTGTTGCCGATCGTGACCGGGCGCAGGTAGCTGCTGCCATGCTTGTCGACGAACGACGGGTTGACCGAGTCCCAGCGGATCGCGCCGCTGGAGTCACCGTCCAGCACCCATATGGCGCCGGACGTGAAGACCACGGGCTTGCCCATGTTGACGATGTGGCGGACCTCGTTGACCTCCTCGTCGTTGATGTTGAAGCCGATGGCGTCGTCGTCCTGCAGCGGGCTGCTGGTGCTGAAGTCGTTGAAGATGCCCGACCGCGACAGCTTGATGCCCTCGGGCGTGTCGGTGGCCCCGGCGGCGGTGAAGCGCTGCTGGATGTAGGCGCCGGTCTGCGGGTACTTCCCAGGCGCGTCGAAGACTTCCGCCGGGGTCGCCAGGTTGGTCAGGCCCGAGGGTCGATAGTTGATGTCCTTGAAGCTGGTGCCAACGGCCGAGCCGATGAACCCGTAAACCCCGTTCGTCTCCTTGTAGACGTTGTATTCCAGGGCGGCAGCGACGGCGGTCCAGCTGATGACGTTGGGCGCGGCGGCGGTTGGCGTGGCCGCGCTGTCGATGCGGGCGTAGGTGCGCGCGCTGGTGCCGCCGGCGGTGTAGGCTCCGTAGGCGGTCGAGTCGATGCCGTCCAGGGTGTAGGTGTCGGCGCCGGTCTTGGTGATGATGAAGGTCTCGCCATTCAGCTGGGTCATGCCGCCGATGCTGGCGAGGGTGATCTCGTCGCCCGTGCTGTAGCCGTGCGCCACGCTGGTGATCGCGCAGGGGTTGGCCTGCGTCGCGCCGGTGATGTTCTTGGTCGTCTCCAGCCCAGCCAGCGACTCCTCGAAGGTCTCGGGCAGCACAGCGGTGACGCGGTAGCGGAAGGACAGCGCGCCGGCCCCGCCGATGGTCGAGCTGCAGCCGGTCGGCCGGCTGATCGACGGGGTGAAGGCGGCAGGCGTCAGCACCCAGTCGGTGGCCCCGTAGCGGCGCAGCTCGTGGATGGGGTAGGTCGGGTGGAAGATGGTCATCACGTCGGCCGACTGCGTGAACTGCAGGCGGCGGACATCGGCATGCGCGTAGGGCGTCGGGATCTCGAAGATGCCGCCGGCCGGCATGGGATACCAGGCGGTCGGGTTGCTGGCCGGCGTCAGGTTCAGGCTGGCGGTTTTGGCGTAGTAGTTGACCCCGGCCGAGCTGACCAGGTCGCCCACGGCGTAGGTGGTGGCGGCGGACCAGGCGGTCAGACCCGACACGGTGACGCCGACGCCGGCCTGGATCAGGCGCAGGGTGAAGTCGCCCCATTCCAGTTGGTAGGTCTGCGCCTCGTTGTAGACGAAGCGACGCAGGCGGGTGTTCTTGCCCGACGTGCTGCCAACCGTCTCGCGCACCAGCTTGGTGCCGCTGCGGTTGGTGACGCCGCCGAAGCGCTGGACGATGAAGTTGCGGATCCGCCGGGCGCCAGTGGCGTACTTGGCCTGATCGGCTCGGCCGTAGGTGGCCGGGGCGACCTCGCCCCCGGCGAACGATCTCTGAACTACGGAAGTCACTGTTTACTCCCGCCCGCTGATGGCTTCGGCCTCGCGGTGCGCGTCCTGCTCGGGCTCGTTCTGCCGGGTGGTGGTGGCCGCGGCCAGGTCGGTGCGGAAGCGCTGGGCGGCGCGGTCGGTCACGCTGTCGGTGCGCGCCAGGGCCGGGGCGATGTCCATGGCCAGGCGGCTGGCCAGCAGCATGGCGACATCGTGGGGCAGCAGCGCCACGTCCTCGACCCGGGCGGTATAGATGAGGGTCGCCGGGTTGGTGTTGGCGTACAGCAGGCCGCCACTGGCATCGCTGGTGATCTTGAAGGCGTAGCCGTCGCCGAGGGTGCGCGCGACCAGGCAGTCGCTGGGCAGGCGGTAGCTGTAGGCCCATCCGTTCTCTGGATCGTCGGCGACCAGGCCCAGGCCGGCGGTGCGCCGGGCGAAGGGCCAGTCGTGCGCGGACAGCAGGTCATCGCGGCAGGCGTCCAGGTGCAGGCTGCACGCACGGGCCTCGTCGCTGGCCTCGTCCAAGTCGTCGATGCCCTGCAGGATCCCGATGCGGGCCAGGGCCAGGTTGCTGATCTGGACAGATGAGAGGGCCATGGGTGTCCTAGCGGCGGTTGCGACGGCGGGCGCGGATCAGCCAGAAGCCCTCGGCGGTCGGGGTTGGCGGCGTGCCGCCGGGCTGGAACCAGAAGAAGATCAGCATGGCTAGATGTAACTCAGCGCGACTTTGACCTGGGCGGCGGCGACAGCGGTGGTGTCGGCGTCTGCCGGCCCTCCGGTGATCGCCATGGCGATACCGGTGGCGAAGCGGTGGCCTGGGATCGACCAGTTCCGCATGTGGTCGCCGCCCGCCGGCACCGGCAGAACGAATATCGGCACGTCGCTGGCGAGAACTGGCGCGGTGGTCTTGTTGTAGAGCTTGATGTATGCAACCGCAGCACCGGCATTGAAGGCCTGGATCGCATAGACTGAACCGGCCGATGCCTTCACCGCCACCAGGTTGGTGTCGGCGGTGCTGTTGCGGTTCAACGGCGTGGGCGTGGTGATCGTGCCGAGGTTGGCCGTCACCGTGCCGCTAACCGGCTGCGTGCCGCTGATCTGCGCGGCGGGGATCGGCTCGGTGGCGTAGGTCCCCTGCACGAACCGCCAGGCCTGCGTGCCGCTGGTGCGGGCGGTGCAGCGGACGCGGAAACGCTTGAGGGCGTTGACGCTCATTTCCCAGGCATAGGTGGGCTGCGCGCTAAGGTTGCCTGTGGCGGTTTCGATAGTGTTGGCGTTCGACCTTACGGCCTGAATGCTGAACCAGTTGGTGTCGCCGGAGGCTTCCAGTGACCCCTCGAAGCTGACGTTCACCGTGTTGAACGTGCCGGTGCAGAACGCCATGACATTGGATGCCCGCGACACGTCGCCTTCAACCGTGCCGCCAGCCACGGGCGTCCCGATGGTCGCCTGCACGGCGGTGATGTTGCCGGTAATGTCCGCGTAGGTGGCTGGCTTGGTGCTGACCTTGAGCCGCCCGCCCTCGTCGGTCATCAGCGGCGACGGCTCACCATCGGCCACCAGCGGGACGCCGTCCGCGTCGTTGCGCTGGGCAACGATGGCTGGAAGCGGGTTTGATGCCGAGACCAGCGCGGCGCTGCCGTCGCTGCCAATGGCCAGCTTGATGATCTGGTACTGAACGCCGCCCACGTCATCGGTGGCGATGGTCGCGCCTGCCCCCGGCGTCACGTCGACGTTGTCGGCCATGGATCAGCCCTTGGCGGCGGCGGTGATGCGATCCGCTCGGGCGATGACGGTCTGCGCCTCGGCAAGCCTGGCATGGATCTCATCGAGCTGCGCCTGAGCCGCGGCGGTGGCCTGCTCGGCCTTGCGCTGGTCCGCCTCGGCGCGGCGCTCCTTGGCCTTGGCTGCATCGACCATGTCGAGCGCTGCGGCGGTCAGCTTCTCGGCCTCGGTGACGGCATCGGCCTTGATGGTCTCTGCGTCCTGCTTGGCCAGTTCGACGATGCCGCGCGCCTCGGCCTTCCGGCTTTCGATCTCGACGGCGATGGCGGCGCGCTGCGCCACGATGTCGGCCTCCTGGGCGCGCAGCTTGGCGATGCGGCCCTCGTGCTCGGCTTCGAACTGGACCAGCGCGTTGTGTTTGTCGGCGATCTCGACCAGGCCGGCCAGCGCCTCGGCCATGCCGGCAAACTCGCGGACCTTCTTGGGGATGTCGATGGGCATGTGATCAGCTCCGAGACAGCAGGGTGATGACCAGCGCGGTGGATCCGCCGCCGCCGGTGGTCTTGGGCCTCACGGCGACCGTCGCTTCGCTGATGGCCTCGATCTTGGTCGAGTAGCCGGCCGGGTAGCTGGTGAAGGTCAGGTCGTTGCCCTGGGGGTCGGTGAGGATTCCCCAGGTCGTACCGTCGATGGTGCCCTCGATCTTCAGCGTGGCGCCGTCGAAGGGGCCGGTAATCTGGACCGATCGGTCGGCGTGCCTGGGCAGCGCAACGCCAGCACCTTCCTCGTCGGCGGGCATGGCCCACTGGCGCAGGAAGGTGTTGTCGTACTCGCCGCCGGGCGGCGTCTCGATCCGGTTGCTGGAAATGGTCATGGCGGGTGGTTCCTCGCGGCGGCCCACCCAGCCAGGATCGGCCGCCGGGTTGGGCTACTTGGTGGGTTCGGTCTTGGCCTTGGGGCCGGTCTTGGGCTCGGCCGGCGGGGTCTTGTCGACCGCGTCAGCCTCGACCTTGACGAACCACTTGCCGAGCTTGCGGTCGTCGGGGTAGTCGAACACCTGGCCGACCTTGATGTCGACCGGGTGCCCGTTCTTGTTGATGTCGAAGAAGCCGGGAGCGATGGCGCGGACGCGCATGGCGTGGACTCCTTACGAACCGGCGGGGTAGGCGACCCAGTTCTGCGGCTCCGAGGTCAGGAAGGCCGAGAACTTGCCGGCGGTGAGCGGGCCGGTGGCGACCGTGAAGCGAACGCCCAGGTAGCGCTCGTAGGCGCGGCCGGGCGGCAGCGCCAGGATGCGCTTGTAGCCGGCGACCAGGGTGGCCTTGCCGATGGCCTCGGTCGTGGCGTGGACGGTCGCGCTGGTCGCCAGGTTGGCGGTGCTGTCCGACTCGACCGACAGGACGACGGTGGCGGCACCGGCGGCGGTGGCGGCCTCGTCCACCTGGAAGACGATGAACAGCGGCTTGCCGTTCGCGGGGTCCTGCAGGGTGGGGCTGGCGCCCAGGTCGATGACGCCGCCGGACCCGATGGCCGTCGCGGTGACGACCTGGGAATCGGCGAACTCTTCGCGCTTGTTGACGATCATGGCTGTGTCTCGTTGGTTGGTGGTTGGTGGATCAGGGGACCAGCGACTCGGACACGCGCATGCGGTCGAGGCGGCGGACCGGGATCTCGTCGAACTTGGTGACGGTCTTGCCGCCGACCTCGCCCTGCGAGAGCCACACGTTGGACTTGTTCCCGATCTGGCGGCGCAGGAAGCTGCGGATCACCTTCGGGGCGTAGAAGACCGGGCTGCCCATCGCGCGGAAGTCGACCGGCAGCAGCTCGATCATCTGCGCCATGGTGTCGATGATGTCGCAGCCGGTGGCGCCGGTCTTGACCAGGTCGGACACGTCGATGTTGGCGGCGCGCGAGGTGTAGCGCCAGTCCGGCATGGCGAGGCCGATGTCCCACTTGTAGTGGGTGCGGTACGCCTGGAACGGGTCGCCGTTCGCGTCATAGACGGTCTGCTCGCCCAGGTCCTTCACCTGCAGGCCGCCCGAGCTACCCTTGGGGTAGAAGAAGTGCGTGGTCATCGGACCCCACACGGTCAGGACGATCGAGGCGTTGTCAGCGCCGACGCCGCCCGCCTTGATGATGTTCTGCGCGTTGTCGCCGCTCGCCGTGGTGTTGAAGCGGGGGACGATGCCGTGGAACCGCTCGGGGTTCACGTCGGTGTCGCCGTACATGAACGCTTCGGCAACGTCCTGGTTGAGGGCTTCGCGGAAGGCGGCTTCCTGGGTGAAGCGCCAGGATGCCGAGCCGCCGGAGAGCTGGGCGTGCTTCACGTCGATGGTGGCGTAGTTCTCCAGCATGCCGCTGGCGTCGCGCACCATCGCGGTGCGGGCCTTCGACTCGGGGACGCCGCCGTACAGCTTGCGCCAGGTGTTGGTCGGCAGGCCGGTGCGGGTGATGCTCTTGTGGCCCGCGCCGTCGTTGCCTTCGAAGACGGCGGCTTCCTGCCACAGCTCCGAGGTCTGGTTCAGGCTCTCGACGATCTGCTTGGCGGTGGCCAGGCTGCCGTCGGGCATGGTGAGGTTGGCGATGTCGAGGAGGCCAGGATAGGTGCCGGTGGGCATGGTGATGATTCCGTAGGTGTGTGGTTGGGTGGTTCAGGTCAGACGTTGGGCATCGACTTGTAGATGCTGCGCAGGTCGCTCTGCACGGCCTGCCCGCCGCTTGCGACGCGGTCTTCGCTCATCGCCTTACCGATGTTCACCAGGAGCTTGACCAGGGGCGGGAAGCTGTTGTAGCCGGTCGAGCGCAGGGTCTCGATCAGCTCCGGCGACCCGAACTTTTCGAGGGCGCGACGACCCAGGTCCATGGAGGCCTGGATCTTCTCGCCACCGATGTCCTTGTCGGCGGTCAGCTCCTTGTCCCATTTCTGCACGTCGGCGATGTGGCTCTCCACCATCTTCGCCTGGTGCGCGGCCACGGCCTTGGACTGGGTCTCCAGCATCTGCTGCGCGATCTCGGGCTTGATGCCGTTCGCTTGCGCGAAGTCGGCCAGCTCCTTGACCTGGTCAGCGGAGAGGAGCGAGTCCTTGGGCAGCTTCAGCTCGATGGCTGCGGGCTGCTCGGTCTTGGTCTCCGCTGGCTTGGCCGCGGCCGGCTGTTCGCCGGTCTTGGTCTCGACAGCAGTGGCCGGGGCGGTCGCGGTGCTCTGGGTGTTCGGTGCGGTGACGGGCTGGGCGCCAGCGGTCGGCGCAGGCGCTGCCGCCGGTGCCGGGGTGGCGCTGGCGGGCGCCTGCTGAACCGGTGCCGCCGAGGCGGGAGCCGGAGTTGACGCTGGTGCATCAGGCATGGGCGCGACCGTAGCGAAGTAGTGACATGGACGGAAGACACCCCGGCGGGTGCCGCTAGGCTTTCGGCTCGGGCAGGATCTCGGACAGCAGGCGCAGGTAGGCGTCGCGGTGCTGCGCCTTCAGCTCGATGGTCAGCTCGACGCCGATGGATCGGCGCCCCTCGGCGTGCGTCATGGTGCTGCCGTTGCTGTTGAAGATGGGCATGTCGACGCCGGTGGACGCCAGCAGGCGCGCGATGAAGCGGCGGCCCTGCTTGCTCTGCATGATCCATTCCAGGTCGCGCTTCGCCTGGTCGCGCCGGTCCTTCTCGCTCTTGGCGCTGGTGGCGCGGTCGGCGTCTTCCTGCTCCATGTCCTCGCTCACGCGCCAACCGATCGCATCAGGTCGGTCAGGGCGTTCTGCCCGCCGGTGTCGGTCTCGCTCATCACCTTGGCGCCGTCCACGGCGGTGGCGGCGTTGGCGATCTGCTGCTGCTGGGCCTGCGCCTGGGCGCGCGCACCGCGGCGCTTCTGGCGCTCCTCCTGGCTGCGGACGATCTTGGGCGGCAGGCCGACGCCCTCGGCGTACTCGTCCCAGGCCTGATCGAAGTCGAAGCCGTCGAGCACGTCGGGGAAGGCGCCGGCGGTCGAGCCGAGGAACTGCACCGCGCGGTCGATCTGCCCGAGCTTGACCATGCGCTGCACCTGGTGCAGGGCGCTGACGTAGGACACCTTCACCGCCTTGGCGTTGCCCATGCGGCGCTGGTACTCGACCAGCTCGGGCGGAGGCGGCGCGATCATGCCCCGGCGGTCGGCGATGGCGTAGATACGATCCAGCGCCGGGCCCAGGGCCTCGTCGTTCAGGCGCTCCAGCGGCTCGCCGATGGCCAGGATCTGCTCCTCCTGGCGCGCGCGGATCTCCTCGGCGGTGATCTGCCGGCGGTCGCTGTTGGTCATCATCAGGAACAGGTCGACGTAGAGCGTCGACGCGATCGCGTTCTCGAGGCGCTGCGCCTTGGCGTCAGCCTCGCCCAGCTGGAAGGTGTTGCCGTCGTACAGGCTGCCGATCTTCTCGGTGTTGCCGCTGAATACGGTCTTGCCAGGCTGTGGGTCGATGCCCTCCTGCTTCATGTCGAGCGGGGCCTTCAGTGGCGGGTTGACTTTCTTCTCCAGGCCCTGCGCCAGGCGGCGCTCGTAGATCATCAGGCTGCGCGCATCGGGCAGGGCGAGCATGGCCGGGCTCTCGCCATACACGTCTTCACCGTTGGTCTGCCAGCGGGGCGCGATGATCGGGTACTCGTCGTACCCCTTGAGGCTCAGGTAGCGGTGCGCGTCGCGCTGCAGGAAGTACCGCGAGCTGTAGCGCTTGAATCGGCTGTCCAGCATCCGCGGGTTATGGTTGGGGTTCGGCCCGGCGATGTGGACCACGTCGTCGAACCACTGCTCGGGGTTGTTCTTCAGGCAGGACGCGACCTCGGCCGGGCAGTTCTCGACGCCGAAGCGCTGCGCCAGCTGGCGCGCGGTCATGGCGAACTTGCGCACGCATAGGTCGACCGCCAGGCGGGCGCTGTTGCTCAGGCAGTAAGACCCGATCGGGAACGGGTAGCAGCGCACCACGTCGTCGTCGTCCTCGTCGATCAGCTGCGCATGGGTGCCGAAGACGCCCAGGTCGCGGAACATCGCGGGCGTGCTCTTGTAGTAGTTCGACCCGGCGAGGATGCCGCGGATGCGGCGGGTGCTGTCGTCCAGCCACTCCTTGACCGGCTGGTACTTCGCCAGGTCCTGGTCCTCGACGGTGTAGGCGAACCACGGCCGGGCCGGCGACGTGATGCGGCTGAACATGCCGGCGGTCAACGTGCGCGCCGATCGCGCCGGTGCGCCGTTGATCAGCTTGGTGTTCTTCTTGCTGCCGCGGTTGCGCTCGTCGGTGCTGAAGCGCGACGACCGCGGCAGGAAGTGCGCGGCCAGGTCGGTCCAATGGCTGTCCCAGCTCGACCGCTCGGTTTCGAGGCGGGTGGCCAGCGCATCGTCCTGCTTGCGCATGCCGGCGAGGTCCATCACAGCCCCAGCAGGGTGGAGCGGCCACTGGCGCCGCCGAGGTTGGTGCCGCCGCTGTCCATGCCGCCGGTCAGCAGGGTGCCGGCGCGGCCGGCGAGCTGGCGCTTGCGCTTCTGCTGCGGGTCAGCGACGACCGGCGCCGCGGTCGCGCCAGCGTTCGCGTCGGGCACGGTGACGGTCTGGCCGATGCCCAGGTCGCCGGCCACTTCGTTGACACCGGCCTGCAGGTCTCCGCCCTGCTCGTAGGTCGCCACTCCCACGGCGTTGCCGACGTAGGCTGTCGGCATGACCACGGCCGCCCCTCGGTTGATCTCCTCGCGCAGGCCCTTGTTGACGGCGCCGCGGTATGTTTTCCGCACGGCGCCGGCCGTGTCCTTGACTGCATCCTTGATGGCGTTGGTCGCGCTGCTGACTGAGTCTCCCATGGCATCCCCTTCAGGTGTTCGGCTTGGTGGTCTTGGGCTGCTTGCCGCGGGCCTTGGCCACGCGCTTGAGCACGCCGGCGGCCTTCTGGCTGGCCCATGCGGCGGCCTTCTCGGCGACGGCGTGGCCGCGGTCGTCCAGCTCGCTGCCGAAGGTCTTGGCCTTCTGGACGGCGAGCGCCGCCTTGGTCTCCAGGGCGTCGGCCAGCTTGGCGGTGTCAACCAGGGCGCGATCGCCACGAGCGATGCGGACCCATGCCACGACAGCGATGGCGAGCCCGCCCAGGATGACGGGCACGAACCATGCCGAGCGCATCGACTCGGCGAAGCCGGCGAGGGTCAGGCATCCCAGGGCAGCGGCGCCAGCGATGGGCAGGGCGAGGCGGCCCAGGCCCGACCAGGCGCCCAGGGCGGCGGCGACGGCGCACAGCGCCAGGCCGATACCGGCGACGATGCGGGCGCGGCGGATGTCGTCGGCGAGCTGCTGGGCCTCGGCGAGCTTCTGGGCGCGCGCCTCGATCTCGGTCTGGTCCTTGGCCATCTGCGCGCGCTGGTCGGCCTCGATCTTCTCCCACTTCGAGCGGACCTTGGCCAGCTCATCGGCGAGGCGGCGGTTGTAGTCGGCCGCATTCTGGTCGCCGGCGGCGGTCGCCTCAGCGGCACGCTTCTCGGCGGCCAGCTCCTGCTCGCGCAGGGTTTGGACCTCCTTGGCGGCGGGCGGCGGTTCGACCGGCGGACGCGCTGGCGGCACGTCGCCGCAGGCGGCAAGGATCGCCAGGCAGGCCAGGACGATGCCGGCGGCGGTGATCTCAGCGCAGCGGCGCAGGCTCATGCGTGGCTCTGGTTCTTGCGGGTGACGGCGTCGGTTCCCTTGGCTGCTGGGTGCGGCTCTGGTAGCGGGCCCTGATCGAAGGATTTGCAGCGCATGCCCTTGATGGCCTCTGTCTGCGCGTTGCTGTTTTGGGCGATCTCGCGCACAGCGCGGGCCATGTCGCGGATGGCCTCGGCGACGCGGTTCTCCGTCGTGTCGGCGCGGTCGGTCAGCGCCTCGATCTTGCTGGCGTGCTCAACCTGCGTCGGTACTCGCTCGTCTTCGAGCTTCCGCACGCGGCCGACCAGGTCGGCGATCTCCTTGTCGCGCTTGGCCAGCTCGAGCTGGTAGCGCTTGTCCATCGCCTTCCACAGCCAGGCGACGGCGCCGGACAGGGCGCCAATCACGGCGCATCCAATGGCGAAGGCGGTGCCGTCGTCGAGCGTCATGGGGTCAGCTTCCTGGCGTAGATGGTCTCGGTGGACTGATAGCCCAGGCGCTCCAGCACGGGGCCGAAGTCGCGGGCGTTGTGGCGGACGGTCTGGTAGACCTTGCGCACGCCCATGGCCTGCAGGGCCTGGTCGGCGTACTTGATCAGCTCGATGCCGTTGCGGCCGTGGCGGCGATCGGGGCGCAGGTAGATCGCGTCCGCGCTGGCCTCCAGGCTACTGGCGTTCTGCGGGTGGTGCGCGATCCAGAAGGCGGCGTAGCCGATCAGCTCGCCGTCCTGGCGGGCGGTGAAGACGGCGAAGGCGCCGGCATCATCGGCACCGGCGAGCTTCTCCTGGTCCAGGTCGGCCTCGCTGTCGGGATCCCAGCGGACCTCGCGCCAGTGGTCCCGGGCGAGGGGCAGCAACTCGGGCCACAAGGACCCGATCGGCTCACGCTGAAACAGGACGACGCCCATGCGGGTGTCAGCATGGGCGCGCGTCGCGGTCGATGAAGACACCCCGGCGGGTGCCGCTACCGTTCGGCGAAGGGGTCGAACTCGCCGGGCGTGTTGCGGTTGCTGCCGGGCGCCAGGTCGACGGGCCGGCGCCTGGGCGCTACTGGGTAGGCGAAGGTCAGCATCAGGCCGTCCGCCCGGTCAGGCGACGATAGGCCGCGCTTCTTCATGTCGTCCTTGCGCTCCAGCACGATCTCGTTGTGGGCGTTGAACCCGTACTCGCGCCCTTCGAGCTGCTGGCGCAGCTGCGGGTCGTCCTCGATGCTGCCGCCGGTCTTCAGCCACTCCCGGCCGCGCGCCCAGCACTCGGCGCCCTTGTTGGCGACCAGCTGGCCCTCGACGGGGATGTCGCTGCTGGCCCCGTTGTTCACCCCGACGACCTCCAGGTTCAGCTGGCGGCAGCGGTCGACCACGGCGCCGCCGATGCCGGTCTCGTCGATGAAGACGGCGTCGACTCCGCTGGCGCGCGCCTCCTCGACCACGCGCCCGGCCAGGGTCATGGTGTCGACCCCGCGCAGGTGGATTGGCGGGCGGCTGCGCGCGTCTCGGCCGCGGCGGAAGCGGATGACGCTCTCGTCGTCACCGAAGCGCGCCACGTCCACGCCGATGATCAGCGGATCGTAGATGCTCGCGGTCGGCTCGGTCTTGGCGGCCTTCTCGACCACGTCGGAGGGGATGAGCTGCATGGAACCTGCCCTGGGCGCTTGGCCCTTGATGCGGATGCGCGTCAGGTCGGAGTCTTCGCCCCCGTAGTCCTGCACGTCCTTGGCGAGCTGCACCAGGTTGGTGCCCTCGACGGTGCGGCTGTCGATCTGCTTGGTGATCCAGCGGTGCGCGTTCTTGCCGAAGCATTCATGGAAGCGGCCGGTGTTGCGGGTGTAGTTCCCGAACGCCAACCAGATGATCTCCGTGCCCTCGTCGGTCAGGGCGCCAGTGATGACCTCCCAGATCTTGTCGCCGATGGCGCTGGCCTCGTCGAAGATGATCAGGATGCGCTTGCCCTTGTTGTGCAGGCCAGCGAATGGCTCGCTATGGTTCTCCGACCATGGCAGGGCGTCGGCCCGCCATGTGTTCTCGTGCTTCGTGTCGGTGCTGTGCAGGCTGGTCGCGACGTAGCGGAACCATCCCGACGTGATCGACATGCGGCGCCACTTACTGACCTCGGGCCAGGTCTTGGTGCGCAGCTGGTCGAAGGTGCCGGCCGTGACCACGATCTTGGTGTCGGGGTGCGTGCTCAGTCCCCAGTCGATCAGCCAGGACACCAGCGCAGACTTGCCGATGCCGTGGCCCGATGCGACCGCGATGCGCAGCGGCTGGTGCTTGGTCGCCGGGTCGCGCAGGTGGGCGCCGATCGTGCCGGCGATGTCCAGTTGCCAGGTGCGCGGCCGCTCGTGCTCCAGCTCGGTGCCGGGTTCGCCCCATGGGTAGGCGAAGCGGACGTAGCCGGCCGGGTCGTGGGTGAACCCGGCGACGGCTTCCAGCAGCTGGGCGTCGGGGTCGGCGACTTCAGGCACGCGCGTTCAGCTCCCGGCAGACGGCGCGCGCGGTGCGCTCGTCGCTGTCCTCGTACACCAGCCGGATGGTCCGATCCATCAGTGGCCCGGTGTGTTTCCAGATCAGCCACAGTCCGTAGACGAAGCGGAGGCGGTACGTCATGCCCTGCTCGGCAGCGGCTCGGTCATCGCCTTGCGGATCTGGCTCGCGCAGCCCTCGCACAGGTCAGCCACGGTGCAACCGACGCCTGCCTGGTAGCTGGGCTGTTGGGGTGCGTAGGTGTCGAAGGTGTAGGCGCGCACGGTGGTCGGTTTATCCATTGAGACTGGGCACGACACGCCGCAGCGATCGCAGGTTCGGACGGTGGCCATGGTTCAGACTCCGGTCTTCAGGTGGTGGTGCAGGTCGATGGTGTTGATGCGCTTCCCGTCGTCGCCCCGCTCAATGGCGAAGTACCTGCGCCAGTGGTTGGCGGACAGGCTGACGGCGCAGGGCCCCAGTCCGGTGCGGCGTGCGACATCGGCGGGCGTGAGCGGTCGGCCGGCGTCCTCGATGGCGCACAGGATGCGGTCGCGGATCTGGGCCTGGCGGTCCCGGGCGATGTCGCGGCGCTCGGCACGGCCGATTATGGACGGATTGATAATCATGCGGATCTCCTGGGTTGTTGGTCAAGGTGGATGCGTTCGAGGATCAAGGCGCGTTGCAGGTCTCCGGTCGCCGACAGCGCGGCCTCCAGGTGCTCGCGGCGATGGCGCCGGTCCTTCCTGGCGCAGGCGACCGCAATGCCGACGCGGGACAGCGCCTGCTCGGCGATCTTCACGGCAGCTCCTGCGTCGGGTGCTTGGCCTTCAGCTTCGCCACGCATTCCCTGCACAGGTGTACCCTGCCGAAGTGCCAGCCGGGCGCGTACTTCACGGCCAGCGTCATCAGAGCAATCTGCCCCTTTGCGTAGAGCTGGTGGTCTTCCATCTGAACCTGACCAGCGCCGACGTGTTCCTCGCGCTCGCAGCGGTCGCACTCGACGCTGAGCACCTGGGCGCGGATCATGCCATGCGCCTATCGTCGCCGGCCATGGTCAGAACCTCGCCCCCGGCGATGCGCGACCCGACCCCGATCTCGCGCCCGTGGTGCTTGACCTCCAGCGCGGTGATCTGCTCCAGGGTCAGGCTGGTGGTGATGATCGTGCGACGATGCCAGGCGATGCGGCCCTCGATGATCTCCAGGGCGTGGGTCAGGCCGGCGGCGGTCAGGCCGGCGGACAGGTCGTCGAGGATCAGCAGCGTCACCTTCTCGGCGACCAGCTCGTCGACCTCCTCGCGGTCGATCCAGCCCATGCGCAGGGCCAGGCGGTAGGTCACGGCCTCGGGGTGGCGGTCGCCCCATCCGGCGGCGAGGTAGGACGCGAGGCGGCAGGCCTCGGTGGTCTTGCCGACCCCCACGGATCCGATCAGGGTCAGAATGGGCAGGCGGTCGCGGTCGTCATCGTAGCCGATCGAGGCCTTGGCAGCGGCCAGGACGGCGGGGGTGGGCTTCCCGGGCATGCGGTAGGACGGCGGGACGCTCTGCCAGGGCCAACGGCGCTGGGCCTTGGCGATGCGATCGGCGAGAGGAAGTTCGGGGGTGTCGGTCATGGCGTCACCTGCACGGTCTTGATGCGGGCCTGGCGGTCGGCGTACTTGCTGGCGATCGCAGACGGCGCCACGGTGCGGGCTGCGGCCTCGACCTGGTCTGGCCAACGGTCCTCGGGCTTGACCTTGGCGGCAGCTGCGGCGCAGGTGTCGACCTGGCCGGCGAAGGCTCGCTCGATCAGGCCCTGCCAGGCTCGCCAGTTGTTCGGCCCGATCTTGCAGCCTGCCCGCTTGAGGGTTCGCGCCCATGGCTCTGCCCCGATCCGGTAGCGCCAGAGGTCGGAGTCGTTGCCGGTGGGTGGCTCGGTCGGGATTGGGGTCTGGGAATCAGCCGGGAAGGGGCTGGCCGGGGTCGCGTCCGCTTCGGATATATTCTCTCCCTGTAACTCTCTCTCTCCCTCTCTCTCTCTCTGGGCATCGGTTGGCATTGCTCTTGCAGTGCTTGGGTAATGCTCGGGCAATGCTTGGGGCATGCCTGGCGCATGCTTGTGCTTTGCCCACCGCACTGCTGCGGCATTGCTCGCCTTGTCCCTGTAGGATGACCGGCGCTCCCAGGCGCGCAGGGCGTCAGCGCACAGGACTGGGTGGTATAAGCGACCGTCAGAACAGAGGATGAAGCCGCGCAGCGCTACCTCGCGGACCTTGCTCCAGCGCTTGGAGCCGGACCAGGATGCGAGCACGCGGTCATCGTTGGGCAGCGAGCCGGGCGGCTTCTGCAGCCACGCGCGGCACCAGAGTCCGACCGCAGCCTTGAACTCGTCGCCGGTGGAGATTGCCCACAGCTCGGACTGGCGCAGCTGCTCAGTGTCGAGCATGAAGCTGGGCATGCCGTCCAAGTCGATGGCGGTGGTCGTGAGCGGTGCGGGGAGGTCGGCGGCGGTCATGGGGTCTCGGTCGTGGTCGTAGGAGGGGTAAAAGCGTGGCCGGCGGTCTGGCCCTGGGCTATCTCGGCGACGATCCGCCGTCCAATCCACTGAACACACGGCAGCGCCCAGCCATTGCCGATGATCTTATAACGCGGCCCATCTTGCATCGGCTTGCCGCGATACGGGACCAATGTGTGGTCATCGGGCCATCCCTGGAGGCGCTCGCACTCGCGGGGCGTTAGGCGACGGACATCCGATGCGGTTGCGACATGCATTCCCGCGTGGGCGTTCAGTGTCGAGGCGGGAAGGCCGTCCTCGGCCTTGGTTCGGTTCGTCTTGCTGGTGATCTGCTGAACGTCGAGCGCGATGGCGGCCGTGTGCTTGGCTGACAGGGCGATGCCAACGCCCTCAGACGAGGCGCAGGCGGTTCCGCTCAGCTCGGCGGGGAAGCAGATAATCGGTGTCCCGCGCCCGGTCCCGTCCTCGCTCGCGTCCGCGCCCTCGGCCTTGAGCGCATGGGTCACATTGCCAGTTACGCACAAGGCGCCGGCCTCGAAGTCGCCTGGATTATGGCATCCCCGGTTCGCATTCAGCGCCGGGGCTACGTCGATTGCCCCCCCCGTGTCGTTCCCGCCGAAGACGGCGACGGCTGGGACCTTGCTGGCAGAGATAGCGCGTGATCGACCTGACTTGTCGCAGATGTAGGACCGTGACTTGCCTCGGAAGCTGTCGTCGCCGCCTCCGTCGCCAGCCTGCCAGTCGAAGGTGATTGGCTCGCCACCGCCAGCAGGGCGGCGTTGAGTTGGGCCGGTAGATCCTTCCCGCGCCCCTCGGCTCGGCGCAGAATCCCGGCGCACGCCTTCGGACTCAAATAATACCGCCTCGGGACGGAATGTTCCAGCACCTGCGACAACGAACACACGCCGGCGTCGTTGGGCCACTCGCTGATATTGGGCATCCATGACGCGCCAAGCTGCTGTGCGGCGGGGTCCAGATACCAAACCCGCGTAGGTCCAGCTTCCGTCGTGATTAGGGATTGCGGCGCCAGCGCCCGCCAAGGCGCCGAGGAAGCAACCGAAGGCGTTGTCCTCAACGGAGAGGACGCCGGGGACGTTTTCCCACAGGATGACGAGGGGGGGGGCGTCCGTCGGCCAGTCGAATAGTGTCGATTGCATTGGCGATCTCGCAAAAGGTCAGGGTGAGGTTGCCGCGCAGGTCATCGAGGGAGAGGCGCTTGCCGGCGACGCTGAAGGCCTGGCAAGGAGTGCCGCCCATCAGGATGTCGGGCGCCTTGACTTCGCGGGCGAGGATGCGCTCCGGCAGCGTAGTCATGTCGCCCAGGTTGGGGACGTGCGGCCAGTGGTGCGCGAGGACGGCGGAGGCGGCTGGATTGATTTCAGAGAACCACGCGGCCTTGACGCCCAGCGGCAGGAAGGCGAGCGCGCAGGTGCCGGCGCCGGAACAGACGGAGCCGTAAGTCAGCACGCTCGGCCCCAGCGATTGAAGGCCCGCCGCACCAGGTATCCCCTGGCGATGCTGGCGACGGTGTAGATGGCGGTGATCTGGAAGTTGTCGGCGAGGCTGACCGGGTGCCCATAGGCCGGCAGCAGCCAGGCGGTGATGACCAGCGAGACCAGGAAGCCGATGGCGATTGAGAGGCAGGTCTCGCCGAGGGAGGAGAGGCGGGACTGGCTCACGGCTTGGACCTCGCCAGCTTCGGCAGCGGAACCCACAGCAGGTGCGGCTCGTCCTGCTCCTGCCAGGGCCAGTCGCTGTCCCGTGGCTGGCCGACGTAGCTGGGCTCCTCGACGATCTCGCCGCCGGTATTCTCGACGTTCCACCAGAGGCCGGAGCCGTCGTCCTCGTGCCAGTCATCGCAGCGGCGCGGGATCTCGCCGACCTCCAACGTCTTGTCCTGCAGCTCGATCAGCGCCTCGTTGATTGTGTCCATGGCCTGGTCGTGCAGGCGGGTCAGCAGCTCGTTCTTGTTCACGCTGCCTCCGGCACGTCGAAGAACCCCAGCGCGCCGCGGAACGGGCGGAACGGCAGGGCGATGGGGTTGCGTAGTACGAAGCCGAACTTGCCGAAGAACCAAGGCGACGTGCTGGCGCTGATGCAATCGACGATCTCGACGGAGCCGATGATACCGCCGCGCTGCATGCTGTTGAAGCTGGGAGCGATCAGCTTCCCCTCGTCAGGAGCGCCGCGCCGGGCGAGGATGGCGAAGTCCATGGCCTCGTTGTACTCGTTGGGCGTCACCCCCTTGCTGGCGTGGATCAGCACGCGACCGCGGACCTTGGTTGGCCAGTCGCGGTTTTCGATGTCTTTGCCGGCGTGGATGATGAGCCAGGCCCAGGGCTGGCGGACTGAAATGCAACGCATGGTTGTGGTTCCTGTAGGTGGTGAGCGACCAGCCCCGGCGCTTCCCCGGACGCGGTGTTTGCCGGGCGTCCCCGGCAGGCCTGCGGCTCGATGTCACGTCTGGCCGCTCCCTGGCCGTCGACCGTGGGCGTCGGCGGCGGAGCGGTCAGTCGGAAACTGTCCAGTCTTCGGCGAGCATGTCGGCCTGGGACGCCAGCCAGCCCGGTTGCCACTTCTGCTGGGCGGTCCACATGGCGATGTAGGGCTGGCAATCGAGGGGCTTGTCCTCGCCGATCCACTTGGCGGTGCGGTCGTTGACCTTCCGCTCGGTGCCCTGGGTATTGAACGGCGGCAGGTACAGGGCCGGCATCAGCACCAGCCACATGCCCTTGCCGTTCCAGCCGGCGCGGCTGACCTTCTTGCCAGCCTTCAGCGCCTGGATGGCGGCGCCGAAGGTCAGGGCGGTGTTGACCGGGATCTGCTCGCTGGCCGCGGCCGGCGCGTCCGGGTGCCGCTGCCCGGCGGTCTGGATTTGGTAGGGCATCCAGTGCCAGGTGCCGGGCGTGGCCTTCTCGTTGGTCTCCGGTCCGGCGTGGGTGACGCTGGTACGGATGCCGGCGCTCGCGTCGCTGCTGTCCTTGCCGAAGACGTGGAGGTTGACGCAGAACGGCGACCAGACGTGCGTGACGATGGCCGGGCGGTCTTCGCCATCAGTGCCGCAGAACAGGACGACGCGACCGATGGTCGGGATGGGTGGGGCGCTCATGTCAGACCCCCCGCTTGAAGGCGTCGGAGTCGTGCGCGCCGAGGGCCGGCGCGATGCCGGTCTCGTCCTTCACCTTGGCCACGATCCCATCGAGCGCGGTCTCGGTGATCCACTCCAGGTGCAGGGCCTTGAAGTGCAGTTTGAGCGCGGCGCCCTGGCTGCGGTCGATGCGGTAGCGCAGGCGGCAGTCGACCGGGTAGCGGCTGCATCCCATGAAGGGGCGCAGGCCGACCTGGAAGGTGGTTGGGATGGCCTCCTCCTTCCCGTTCACGGTGCCGTTGATCGTCTCGTCGAACGCCAGCTGGATCTGGCCGTTGGCCTGGTTGGTCGCCTGCCGGAAGGTGGCGCCGACCGTGGCGTGCAGGCCGGAGGCGACGCGCAGCATCGTCTCGGGATCGGGCTGCAGCAGGTCCTTGGCGTTGTCCTCGATGAACTCGGCGAAGGACTGCTGGCCCATGGCCTTCTCGTTGTGCTCGGCCCACTCCTTCCACTCGGGCGAGCGCACCAGGGCGAGGCGCGCCAGGTGGTCGCCGTGCTTGGGCTTCGCGTCCGAGCCGCCGCCGTCGTCGTGGTAGTCAATGACGGCGACGAACTGGCCGGCGTCGGTGTAGAAGATGCGGGTGGCCGCGACCTTGAACTGGTTGACGTAGGCGATGAAGGCGCCGGCGTCGTTGAACAGCGGGGCCGCGGTCAGGAAGCGCGGGACCGGGAGCTTGTCGGGCGTCAGGTCGGCGAGCTTTGCACCGGGCAGGACGATCTGGCGCCTGAAGCCGTCGATCTGCGGCAGGAGGACGGTCTGGTCCTTTCCGGCCTGGATCGCCGCGGCGATGTCGGAGGGGTGGTTGATGGTGATGGGGTCGGCCATGGTTCAGTCCTTCTTGACGGGGGCAGGGGTGGGGGCGTCGGCGACCGGGGCGGGCGACGGCGCCTTGGCGACGGGGAAGCGGCCGGACGGGCTGGCCTGGGCGGCGCCCTCGATCGGCGCGGGCTTGACCTGCAGCGGCGCCTCGTCGCGC